TCGGTAGCCACCACGTCTCACGGCCTGGCAAGTTTACGATGTGAGCACCGTACAGTCGCGAAAACCCATCGTAGGCTATCCAGACAAAGCGACGGCTCGGCTCGTCCCAGAATTGCTTGACCGCTACGCTCATCACACCCCGCCCCGCAGTCCCGCACCCGTCGGCGGCTTCCACCAATTTCGCCCGGTGTCGCGGGCGCCGGGGCGATCCCCCATGCGGCCATCCTCGCGGGGCCGCGCGATGTCGTCACTGCGCCCGGCAGCGCGGTACTCATAGGGCTGATATCCGGTCGCGGCGGCCCCGTGGCCAGGGCCATGGCCCAGAACCGGTCGGCATGGCCATCGGTGTCGCCATCGGCAACGAGGCGACGCTGGCCGGTCACCCCGGTCTGGCTCTTGATCGCGTGCAGGTCGGAGCGCAGTACCGGATCGCCCGCGGGAATGCGCAGCCGACGGTCCTGCATCCGTTCCTTCAGCGCCGTCGCCATGTCCAGCTTGCGTGCGCCAGTGAACAGCACGCCCTCCACCCGGATCGACCCATGGCGCCGTTTGGCATCTTCCACCGGCTTTTCGCCCATGCCGGTCTGGTCAATCGCCACGCGCACCACGCGGTACCGCTGCATCACACCGTCCAGCAGGGCATCCTGTTCGGCAAAGCTGATCCGCCGTTTCGCGATGATATCGCGGCACCACAGCACATCGCCGACCTCTTCCAGCACCACGATGACAAACAGGTCGTTCCTGGCCGCGATATCGACGCCGACATAACAGGCGCCGCCCTTGTACTCATCGGGGTGGCCTGCGGCCTCGTTCTCGACCGAGGAGATCAGGTCATAGTCCAGCCAGCTTGACGCCTCGTCCAGCCACTTCAGCTCGTATTCCTGCGCCCAGGCATCCTCATCGGCCATACCGGCGCGCAGCATGTCGATGTCGCGATCCAAGCCCTGTTCGACAGCCTGATAGATATCGGTGACGTGGCGCGACCAGACCGATCCCTCGGCCGTCATCAGCTCGTAGAATTTGTTGCCCTTGCCATTGGGCGTGGAAATCACCCGCAGCTTTTGCTGGCCCTTCGAGATCACCGGAAACAGCGCCGCCCAGATGTCCCGGCTCTTTGCATGAAACGCGAACTCGTCGAGGATCACATTGGCCGAAAAACCCCGCGCCGTATCGGGGTTGGCGGGCAGTGCCGTGATCCGGCTGCCGCCGGGGAACGTCACCTCAAGCTGTTTGTACGTTGCATCGACCCCCTTCTCCTGGGGCGCGCGGAACTCGGACTCCGACCAGGTCGGCTCGCCACCTTTCAACAGGGTGTTGAAGGCCGCGTAAAACGCCTTTGTGAATGGCTTGACCACCTCGGTCATCATCTCGGCCGCCTGACGCTCGCCCCGGCTCAGGATCACCCATCGCGCCCGGCGCCCCTCGGCCCGGGCCTGAAAGCAATCGTCGACGCATTCGCCGCCGGTGCTGAAGGTCTTGCCGGTCTGGCGCGCGAACATGCCGATCTTGAACCGGCTCTGATCCTCGATCCAGGCGCGCTGATAGGGCAGGAAGTTGACGACCGGTTTCAATTCAAGGTCTCCTCGGGGGGCTTAAGTGCCGGTCGATCAAACACCCGGATAAAACGGCCATCCATGAACTCCGCGAAGTCGCGCACCCAGACCTCGGCGCCTCCATCATTCACTGCGCGATACAGAATGCCACATCGGTTCGTCGCTTCGATCTGGCAGAGCCCAACAACGACATAGAGGCAGCCTGACGTCTTATGCCGGTAGAGATCGCCGTCCATCACAATGACTCCCAATAGCCATCGCGCGGCCAGCCGTGCCAGTGGTCCACATGATTGACCGAGGGGGCCAGAGTTGCGGCCGAGGACGATCCATTCCAGCACCAGCTGGGGCGCGCGCCACCGGGCTTGTGGCCTTGACCAATCAGCAACCGCAACTCAAGGCCACAACCACACGGGCAGAAATACACGAACTCGAACAGCCCCTGCATCGTGCGCGGTTCCAGCCGAAAACTGCCGGGCGTTCGGTATCGCTCAAAGGACTCCCGATCGGGAAAGTGGATGGCGCGGATCATGGGGCAAACCCCAGTGCGCGTCGGGCAGCGGCTGCAGCGGCGGCCTCAATCCCACCCTCGGCCGTGGCGATGTCGAGCCGCTGCGCAAGCGCGACACGCTCGGCCTCGCGCGCCTCTTCGGCGATGCGCCTGCGTTCATCGCCCACGATCTTTTCGCGCAGACCGACCGAACTTTTCGCGCAGACCGACCGAACTCATCAGATCCTTCAGCATCCGCCCCAGAGCCATCAGATCCTTGGGCTCAAGATGACCATCGCCTTCGCGCACGGCGCGCATCATCTGCACGGCCGAGGTCGCGATCATCTGCATCAACACGCGGTGCATGTCGCTTTCCTGCTCGATGTCCATGTCGGCCAGCAGGGTTTCGGCCATGCCAAATGCCTCGCGCTGATCCTTCAACGCTTTCGAGAATTCTCCAACGGCGCTCTTGCCGATGGAAATCTGCAGACCTTGCTCCTCAAGCCAGAAGTTCAGTTCTTCGGTGACACCGACAATATTTCCGAACCCATGATCGGACAGCGCCTTGGCCAGCCGGTCACGCAGGTCTGATGGGATCAGGTCGATCTTGCGGGGGGCGGGCATATCAGCTCCGTGGCGACGGGCGTTGCACGCCCGGCACGATGGCGATGCCATGGGCCACCTCGACACCGCGCAGGGTTGCTGTGGCCATCAGCAAGCCTGCGGTCTGCTGTGTCGTGACCAGCCCCTGCTCGGCCAACCAGGCCAACTCACCCGCGATCTGGTCGCGGGTGTAGCTGATCCCCAGTTGCGGCAGGAGTGCCGCCATCATTGACGCGTTGCTGGTATAGCGCGGCGCATCCTCCAGCATTCGCAGGATCGCGATCCGGGCATGGCGGCGCAGGGTTTCGGCATAATCGCTCATCGGCGCGCTCCCAGCAGGTGATCTTCGTGGCGGGTCAGGATCGCCTCGAGGCGGCGATTGACCTCGACCTGCCCTTGCATCAGGGCGCGGATTTCCCGCATCTCGCCTCCGACCGTGGCCAGGGACAATTGCAACTGGTGCACGTCATCCTTGGCCGGTGCCGCCTGCACCGCCTGTTCCAGGCCGCGCAGGCGATCCTCGTGCCGGTCAATGCGGGCCGAGATGCCATCGAATTTCTCACGCAGGTCTTTGTGCCGCGTGGCGACAAAGGCATAGACACCGGCGCCAATCGAAATGACAAAGCTCGCGGCTCTGAGGATCAGGTCGTAATCCACGTTGTACTCAGTCGTTCGCAGAACCGATGCGGCTGCGGGCATAGACCCGGCCGATGATTGCCAGGATACCGCCACCGCTGGCCACAAGACTGATCACCAGACCGGTCAGTTCCGCCTGATCAGCGGGTGTCAGCCCATAATCGAGAAGTCCCGCAACACCGGACAAAAGGGCGACGGCGCCGCCGATCACACCGCGCGACATCAGGGGGGATTTGGTTTCATACATGATGGAATTCCTGTGGTTAGGATGGATTTCAGGCTTTGTTCTGCGAAAGCGGCTGCCCGGAGGCAGACAACTGGATGACCTTGCCCGGTACGGGGGTGTCAGACGGCCAACGCGCTTCCAGCAGGCGGTTCTTGGCAATGCGGGTGATTGTCACCGCGTTGGACTGATTGCCGCCAAGAACGTGATAGGCGGTATCGTCCTCGCCCCAATAGAAACCGACATGGCCCTGCCAACCGGTGCGCGACCCGCGCCAGAAGGTCAGGATGGCACCGAACTGCGGGGTGCAGGCACGCCCGAAGCGCCCCCAGTTCCTCGCCCCCAGCGGGTTGTCGACAAGCGGGATGTCCGACTTCCATTTGCGCATCACCGTCGCGACAAAGGCACCGCACCAGGGAATTTCTCGCGGATCGATCCAGGCGACCGACCGGTCGAACCACAACTTGAGACGGGCAGTGTCGCGCGCCTCGTGCAGCCCCTTCAGACGCGCGGCCTCGGCCATCCACGGGATATCGGAACCGCCGTCGCTGGCTGCAACCGGAGCCTCGGGGCCGAACAGCGCCGCATGGGTCAGCGGGCCATAATACGGGCGTGCCCGAAAACCGATCGACTTCTTGAACGCCACCAGCGCCGCGTCGCTACGTGGCCCAATGTTCCCATCCTCAACCAGAGGACCAAAGCCAAGGTCATTGAGCCGACGCTGCCTGGCGCGCGGGCTGACGGTGCGATGATCCATCTTTCGATTCCTGAACAAACGGGGGGGGCCTGAACCCCCGGCGGCGTTTTCTGGAATATGATCGACGGACCCGAAGGGGTCAGGACGCAACGTTGTGCTGTCGGGGTCAGAGCAGTTTGGGCTGCCTTGGATCATGCTGCGGTTCATATCGCGCGCGGTAGGTGTTCAGCCACCTGCGAACCGCAACGTTCGAGGTGTGAAGAGTGCGCGCGATATCGGCGACCGACATGCCTTGTTTGTACCAGACGGTCGCAATCCACGGTTTGGCCAGAGGAATCCGCGCCGGCGGGAATTCAGCAGCCGATGCAAGCGCGCGTGCCTGTTCGAGACCGACCAACTGGACAAGGCGCGACGACTCGCCGGATGCCGCCCGGAAATACAGTTCCGCCCCGCCGAACGCCAAAAGGAACTCGATCGCGCCATTGACGCCCAGGATGCCGACGAACGGTTCGACCTGGGCAGGCGGGCGCGGCAGGTTCGTGGGGCGAGGTATGCGCGCACTCATTCCGCAACCTCAAACCGATCAGTCTGATTGCCCCAGACATCGTGTCCTGCCCAGGGTTCGCGCGCGAACAACTCGGCGCAATAGGAACGCGGCAACAGCCGCTCGATCAATTGCCGCATGTCGCCGGGCTTGCGCGAATGTTCGCGGCGCAGGGCCTCAATGCTGTCGGGCACGTCCTGCGACGCCAGGATCACATTGCGCTCACCCCGCGCCATGATCTGCGGCTTGCCGATCCTGCCCACCAGAAACGGCTCGCTGGCCGAGCGCAGGACATAGCCGGTGCCCATGGCCAGCTTCCAGTTCTTGGTGCGCTTGGTCCAGGCACCGCCGGTGACATAGTTGAACCCCCACGCCTGCATCACCTCCAGCGCGCAAGGCAAGTGCGGCCAGGTGGACCACAAGAACAGATAACAGTCAGGCCCGGCCAGATTTGCGACCGGCAGCGCCTTGATCGCGTCCAGCCCCATGGTGTCGTAATGCGCCTCGGGGCTTTTTGCATAACCTTTGGCCGAGCGCATCGCATAGGACCATGGCGGATCGGCCAGGATCGCGCCGTACTTCATCGGGGTCAGGGTGTCGAACGGCCAGGGCGCGATCATTCCGGCACCTCGCGCCTTGCACCGCCAGTGCGCGGATCGGGGCTGTGAACCCGGATCACCGTGGTCACCACGCCACCGCTCAGCTTGTAGCTGAAGGCCCCTGCCCGCACGCCACTGGCACCGGGATGATCCAGGTGCACGCCGACGATCCTGCCGATCTCAAGGCGCACCGCCTCGACATCGATGCCGCGCACCCGCTCCAGATAGCGCAGCACGGCATGGTCCGACACGGGGGCGACGGGGTGTTTCACCGGGGCGCACCCCGTTCGGTCGCGATGCCCTCGCGCTTGCACCAATCCTTCAGGGCGCGGGTGATATCGTTGATCTGGTCGGCCTTTTGCAGAGTATCGATGTCGATCGGCACCGATTGCCATTTGCCCTCGAACCGCGAGCGGATGAAGGCGTTCAGCCCGGCACGGCCCGGCTTGGTCAGCTTGCCCGCCTTGCCCAGCAGGCCCCACAGCACATGGATATAGCGGATATCGGGCCGGGTCGCCAAAGGCCGCGACGCCTTGGCCTTGTGCGCCCGGAACCCCCGCGCCTCCAGCGCGCCCAGCACCGACAGCAGCTCGGGTTCGCTCATATCGCTGAGACTGGCCTTGCCGGTCACCAGCATCTTCAGATCATGGCGCGCGTCCTGGTCCAACCCGATGGCCCGGCACCCGACATGCACCTTGCGGATCAGGGCGGCGGTCATCAGTTTTTCCTCACGTCGCGGGCTTCGGCACGGGCCAACAGGACGTCGATGGCCTTCTGGATTATGGCCTCCGTCGCATTCTGGTGCCTGCGGAACGCGCGCTGCGTTTTCGGTTCCGTCATGTCCATCCCGGTCTCGATCAGGGCGGCATAGGTCTTCAGCATTCGCGCCGTCTCGCGGCGGGCGTTGCGGATGAACAAATCAAGTGAGCCCTGGCAGATCGCGAACTGAGCCCCCACGAAATCGAACCCGCCAACATTTTCAAGATGTTGGATTGCCATCAGCACGGCCTGTTCTGCGACCACGAGTTTCGGGTCGCCGTCCCCCACGATATGGCTATCGAAACTGACTTTTGTGAACATGCTCATTTCAAGGCACTCCGCAAAGGCGCGTCATCGCTGAACATGTCACGTGGGCGGTAATCGTCGGCGATGGCTTGCATTACCGCGATGCCTGCGTTCGCCTCGGCCTGGGTCATCCGGCCGTCAGACACGAGGCGGGGATAGACCCGGCGGCGCATATGCACCTCGCGCACAGCGGCAAGGCGTTTCTGATCGGGGGTGATCTTTGGCCCGATCATTTGCCAACTTCCCTTGCGCGGTGTTCGAGCTTGGCGATGGCAAGGATCGTCGGTTTGAGCGCGGCGGGAGCGCTATCGTATCTGCGTCCGAATCGGCCATTCAGCCGGGGAAGCAGGGCGCGGGGCAGCGCCTCCCAATTGCCTGGGTCGGTATTGGTCCTGTCGCCGTCGAGGCATTTCAGACACATCCCCTCGGGCAAAGGGCCGTTGGCCTGCTCCCAAAGGTGCCGGTGCTTCATCACATAGCGCCGCTCGTAACCCGTGTGATGGTTGGTTTCCGCGACACTGATCTCGATATAGCCGCCCTTGCCGATCCTCTCGGCGCCAAGGTGTTTGGTGTTATGGGGCAAGCCACCCTTCTTGAATTGGGTGGCCGCGCTGTTGGGGTTGAACGGCATCTTCTTGCCCTTGTTGGCAGGCGCCAGTCCGGGCGTGAAACAGCCCGTCCGCCCGGTCATCCAGCCATGGCGCTTGCAAATGGATTTCAGGTTCGCCAACGACACATCGGGCCGGTCAAAGGCATAGACGAACACGGCATGCAGCAACCGGCGCGGCAGGTCAGCCCGTACTTTGATCCACGCAAGTTCTTGGGCGCTGTACAGGATGGCGCGACCTTTCATTCCGAACCCGCCCCTGCAGACTTCCCACCGATCTGCGGCAGCATTGGCATGACGGTCGGACCATGTTCGGCAAAGAGCTTGGCAGCCTTCAATTGCAGTTCAGCATTCCCGGTAATGCGGTCTGCGACCGACACGATCGCCTGGGCCCGTTGGACCTCTTCCTCCAGCTTCTCGGGTTCGAGGTTCTCGTCGGCCAGCCGTTCAAGTTGCGCGAACAGGTGGTCGTTCAGGTCACTCAGCTTGTTTTTCACGGGTCATCTCCTCGATCTGCAGGGTTTCTTCATGGGTCAGGGCAAAGGTCTTGAATGGAAACAGCCCGCCCCACATCACCGTCAGCTCGCCATCGGGCGCGCGGGCGATGACCTCGGCATTGACGATCCGCCCGGAGGGCAGGCGGATCGTGGCGTGGCGGGGGCGGTTGGTCATGGCAGGTTACCGGCGATCCAAAACAGGCCCGCTGCCGCCGCAGTCAGGAATAGACAGATCGGTACGCCGACCCTGACACTACCGGCGTCGTTTTCAGATGTAGCCTTACCGACTGCCAACGCGATAAACAGCGAGGCGAGTTGCAATACCACAGCCAATAGCAAGAGCACGTATTCCACCCCTACGCCTTCGCCAGATCGATGGTGATCGGCGCCCATTTGGCGTTGTGGGCGGGGCGGTGCCAGAAGCGGATGTAGGTTTTCGAGCCGACGGTGCGCATGGCATCGCGGATCGCGTCCTGGCCGCGCCGCCAGCGCAGATCCTCACTTTCGCGGCGCATCAGCGCGAAGATCAGGGTGCGGTTGATCTGGCCCTGTTTGTCGGTGTTGAACGCGTCCTGGACCAGGCCGCGCAGCTCGGCGCGGGTGTCCGATGACCATTCGTTCAGGCATTCATCGAACAGCGATTTGGCGATCTGCAGCTCGGGCCCGAATTCAATGCGGTCGGCCACCCGGACCTCGATCTTGAACAGCTGGTCGACAGTCATCAGGGTGATGTTGCCCTTCTTGCCGCCCAGCTTTGCGCCGTACTCCTGGGCATAGATCGCTTCGAGATTGCCGATATCCTCGAACGCATGGCCGTTGAACCGGCCAACCTGCTCGGACAATGGCAGGGCAAAGCCGATGATCTTGCGCACCGTTTCGTCCTGCAGCTTGTCCTGCGCCTTGATCGTCTCGATCGGCATCCAGCCGCCCCGGCCGTCGCCCATATAGGCATTGCCGTCGATCTCCTTGATGCCGTCGCCGATGTCTGCGGGGGTGAATTCAGTCATGGTTCTTCTCCGTTTGAAGGGGGTTTCAAGCCGACCCGATTTTGCCGTTGCGCGCGCGGATGCGGGTCACGTCCAACTCGACGGCGCGCAACAGCTTGTCGGGATCGGGCATCGCGGCGGCGACGTTGACGAACACGGAATAGAGGATCATCGCCTCGGCATCGTCGGACAGCGCGGCCTCATATCGGCGCACAACCTCGTCGGCGACTGCGTTGTCGGCATCGTTTGCGACCAGGACTTTCATCGGGTGGTCTTTCCTGTTTGGCTGTCGAACGAGAGCAAGCCGGTCTCGATCAGCCGTCGTGCCAGGTCGGACGCGCCGACACCTTCCGCCTCGGCCTGCCGTTTCAGCGCCGTCATCAACCGGTCGCCGACGATGACCGTGGCAGCGGGCTTGGCGGGCGGCGGGTTGTCGGGCCCGATCTGTTTGCCGCCAATGAAACGCTGGATCTCGATCCCGCGTTTGCGGGCATGGGTGATTGAATTGCGCACCTGGTCGGGCTTCAGGGACAACCGCGCGGCGATGATCACGGGGGCCACCCCCGACTGGGCCAGTTCGATGATGCGTGCATGGGGCACGGTCATGACGCATCGTCCTTCTTGTTGCGGGGGCAGCGGTTGCAGGCGCGGAACATGTCGCGGCGCAGGGCGTTCACGGCGCTGAACCGGCGGCTTTTGGCGCGCCAGTCCTGGCATTCGTTCTCGGGCAATCCACCAAGGGCCGGGCAATCGACCATGCTGGACATCAGCACGCCGCGCACCCGGGCCTCGACCGAGACCAGATCGCCCGCATACTTGTTGCGCAGCACGGTGCTGACCAGCGAGCTTGACCGGCCCAGACGCCCGGCAACGCGCGATTGACTGGTGCGCGCGCAGGCCTCGGCCAGTGCCGCGATCCAGTCGGGCACGTCGCCCCAGGCGCCAGCGGCCACTTCTTTCGGGCCCGCCATCACGCGCCCTCCGCGATATGGGTGAACTGGCACAGGTTGTCGTCATAGACGGCGCGCACCCGTCGTTCGCGGGGTGCAGCGGGGCCGGTGTCACGGATCAGGCGGTACAGCGCCTGGTGATGACCCGGGCGCGCCTTACGCTCGACCCGCAGGTATTCGCCGCGCAACAGCAGGCGGCAATAGGCGCTGGCCTCGTCCTCGCTCACCGCCACCACGTCTGTGGTCGAGTGAATCGCCAGATCGGTGGGGGTGAACACCTTGAGGTTCCGCGCACTGCGCCACATGTTGCCGGTCGCGGTTTGTGGCGTGATCTGGCTGCCGTCGATCCGGCGGCGCAGCGGTTCCAGCCCGGTGTCGCCCAGCAGCCGGTATCGGTTGCGCCGCTTCTCGCCGATGCGAACAAGCGCGGCGCGGTTTGACTTGACCCAATCGGCGACCAGCTGGCGGATCACGCCGCTGTCCTGGCCGCATTCCATCGCCAGTTGATAGACGCTGAACTCGCCCAGCCGGGCGGCGGTGTTCCAGGCATGCTGGTGTTTGGCTTCTGTCACGCTCTGACGCTTCATTTCAGGCCCTTTCTCGGGGTCGGGGCCGTGCCGGTGAAGAAATCCTTGCGGCCCCAGTCCTTGAGGCTCAGATGTGCGCCGCCCCTCGCCCGCGCGAACTCGCGCATCCGGTCAAGGTTCTCGCAAATGCGCCGGGTATTGCCGCGCGTTTCTTCAAACAGGCGATCCAGCAGCACGTCTTCAATCTCGATTCCACCGGCATAGATGCGCGCCAGATGCACCAGCTCGGGGCGCTGTGCGGGCTCGGCCATGATCCAGTCCAGAATTCGGTTGTGGAATTTTTCCCACCTCTGCAGACGCTGCGGCAGTTCCTCTTCGCCGATCAGGATGATCGGGGTGCCCGAGGTCTCGTAGATGTCGAGCACCAGCCGCACCATGTCGTATTTCAGCAGATAATCGGCCTCGTCGATGATCAGCGGGCGGTTGCTGCGCGCCAGCGTTTCGCCGATCAGATCGACCATCCGGTCAATTCCGCGCACCGGGGTCAGACCCATTTCGACCATAATCGACTCGCACAGCCGCGTCGGGCGCCAGACCGATTTCATCTCCACAAGATATGCGTCGAAATGGTTCGCGGCATAGGTTGCCGCCGTGGTCTTGCCATAGCCGGAATAGCCATAGAACAGGGCCAGCCCGGGCAGATTGTAGTTGCGATCCTGCACGCGGTTGATCAGCGCCACCAGGGCGGTGACATTGGTCAGCGGTGCAAGGTTATTGTATTTTGGTTTTTGCTCGGTCATATTTCTCACCAATCAGCTCTTGTTATCGCCGCTGCGGGGTTGCCTCCCCGTGGCGGCACTTACCCGGCGAACATGCTGTCGCCGTGATCCCGGTACATCGCCATCTCGGCCTTGAACTCGGCCGACTGGCTGTAGATGTTCAGCCATTCCGCATCTGTCGCGCCCAACCGCTCGCCCGCCGCGCTGGCCTCCTGCAGCTCCAGCGCCCGCTTGAACCGGTCGCGCGGGCGCTCGGCGGGTTCGCGTTCGCGGCGCGCCATCAGGTCGAGGATCACGGCACTTTCCGCCTCGATCTGATCTTCGCTGCGCCGGGGCGCCGGGCGTGACACCTTGCCCGGCGTCAGCGACTTGCTCGAGAAAGCCGCCTGCACAACCTTGGCCTCGGCCTGGGCAGGTGCGACAGGCGCAAGGGCGCGCAAATCCGCCGCCAGTTCGGCAGGCGTTCTTATGGCCATGGCACGAAGCGTCATCTTTTCCGTCCGCTTGATCGCAGCTTTGCGGCGGGCATGGGCATGGGACTCGGTGACGTCGAAGAAGCCGACCTTTGCCTCGCAGGCTGCCTCGCCCAGAAACGCGCCCTTGCGGTCATAGAGGAACACCGAGCCATGCAGCCGCTCGGGGTCAAACCGCGCCACCACGGTCTGGCCCGGGTGTTCAACCATCCAGGGCGAATAATAGGTGTTGTCGAAGATCGTCAGCCGGGCATTCTTGGCGTGCAGCTTGCGCACCTCCTGCCCCATCAGCCACAGCCGCCGCTGCTCGGCCGTCGCCTTGGTGATCGTCGCGGTGGCATAGCTCTGGGCAAAGGCCTCGTCGAACGAACCTCCCTTTACGGTGGGCGACAGCCGCCCGAGGCGCGCGTTATGCGCATCGATCAGCTCGCCCACCACTGCGACAAATTCCTCGATCGAGATTGCGGTATTGCCATAGTTCTCGGGCTTGGCATCGGGCCGATTGCCGACTTAGGCACCGGCGAAACGCGGATCCTTTGCGATATCCTCGGCAAAATCCCGAAACGCCCGCTCAATGGGTTTCGCCTGACCGTGGCCGGGGGTCGCCCAGTGGATCTGGATGTTCAGCTGTTCCAGCACACCTGCCGGATCGTCGGGGTTGATCTTGAACCGGAACCGGGTCTTGGCGCCGCCGGTCATCCATTTGTTGGCAAACTCGCGCCCGTTGTCGAACAGGCAATGCTTCGGGATACCCCAGTCCTCGACCAGATCACCGAAGGCCGCCATCACCATCACCTTGTTCGGGGTGTGATCGATCCGCCAGGACAGGATCTTGCCGCTGAAGATGTCCTGGAACGCCACGATCTGGGCGCGCGTCGGGGTCGGTTGACCCGGCCAGCGCACGAACACGTCGAACTTGTGACAATCGGCATTCACGCCTTCCATGGCCACCATCGAGGTGCGGTCGCGCACCTGGGGCGGATAGCAGCGCTGCAAACCGGCCTCGCCCTCACGCGCCCGCACCTGGGTGACGCGGGGCACCTCGACCTTCAGGCGACGCTGCGCCGTATGTTTGGGTGGCACCTCGATCCCTCGCGCCGCGCAATAGCGCTCGGCGCGGCGGTACGAGGCGGCAAAGGCGGGCGCCTCAAGGCGCAGATAATCGCCCAGCAGCCAGGACCAGAATTCAGGGTCGATGTCGGACCGACGGTCAGCCCGATTGGCATGGGCGTACTGCGGCGCCAGATGCATCAGCCAGTCGGCGGGGTCGATCCTGTCGACCATCCCGAACCACGACCAGATCGCCCGTTCGGAATATCCGGTGGACAATGCGACCTGCTGGACAGCCATTCCCTTGGTCAGCCCGGCGCGCATCTGGCTTTGCGCACTGGCCAGTGCCGCCAGGCGCGCCCGTGCCGTGTCCTTGTGCTTCTCGGGCAGCGCGTCGAAGCGTGCGTGAACCTCGGCTCGGCTCGGAGCCTCGACCGCAGGCGCAGCCCCGGCCTCACGCAACAAACGCTGGCGCGCCCGCATGGGCAGCAAGGTCCAGTGATACTCCCAGCCGCCACCGCGCCCCGACCGACGGCGCGCCAGCTTGGCGTCGTACTGCCAGCCTTCACGTTCGGCAAAGGCATTCACCCGCCGTTTCGTGGCGGGCAGATCGGGCAGAACCGCATCGGCTTGTTCCGCCGCCGACCACCATATCTGTGTGGGATGCGCCGCGCTCATGGGGCACCGTCGATTTCTGCCAGCAGGCTGCGCAACTGATCGGCTTGGGCCTCGACGAACCGGCGTCGCACGCCTGTGGAACAGGCAACCCAGTGGTTTGCCATCTTGACATACCGCTGTTCGGAAACGCTGGGCGTCACGCCTTTCGGTCTGTCCCGATACGTCCAGGTACGGCGCGCCTCGGCGGCTGATTTTGCCCGACCTTCGGTCAGACTATCCACCACCTCGAACCGCTCCATCTCGTCACTGATCTTCGAGATCGCCTGCAAATCCTTGAGCGAAACCGGGCGTGGCGCCGCGCGAAGGCGCGACACCTCACCCGGCGCCGAACGATATCCGGCGGCGATCAGCCGCTCGACATGGCGCTTCGACAGGCCGAACTTTTCGGCGGTCACGCTAGTGAACGACATCATGTCGTTGGCCAGCTTTCCGGTGTGCCGATTGCCCCTGAATGCCTCGGCTTTCGTCTCAGGATACAGCGTCTCATACACCCGCTTGCGCTCGGCCAGGAACACTGCCGTATCCAGCGCGGTCAGGTCGGCGCCCGCCAGATTGCCATCCACCTCGAACAATCGCGCCTCGGCGTCGTTGCAGCGAAACACCTCGACCGGGATCACAAGTTCGCCCAGCCGCTGCATCGCCGTCAGCCGGTGCGCACCGTCCAGCACCACGTCGCCCCCGGGGGTGCGCCGCACCTGGATGCGCCCGACAAACCCGCGCGCGGTGATCGCATCCATCAGGCTGGCCACGCCCGCCTCGGACACATCGCGCAACCGCCCCTCAAGGGCGATGGCGTCAACCGGCAACTCGGTGACTGTCTTGATCCGCTCTATCGTCACGCTGCGGCGCCCCCATAGGTGACCGCAAGGATGCCCTCGATGTCATCCATCGCATCGCTTTGAACGAGGTTTGAATGGGCGGTCAAAGCCTCTTCCATCTCCAAGGCAAAGGCATCGCGCAGCCCGTCTGGCATCTCACCCGGCCAGTGCCGTTCAGCCTGATCCGCCAGCGCGGTCATCCGCGTCAGCGCCCGGTCCATGCGGCGGAAATGATCCAGCGGCGTGTCGCTCATGACAGCCCCCAGTGCAGCGCCAGCGCGCCAAACAGGATGGTGAACAGGGCCAGACAGCCCAGAGCGTCGCAGATCAATCGACGCCGGTTCGATGCCCGGGAGCAGTTGGACACCGCACCGACGCCGCCCCCACCATCAGCGCGACCAACAACCCATGGAGGGTATTGGGGGAAACCAAACCCGAAGAAAGGCGGCCCGCCCTAAAGGGCCCCGA